ACACCGGGGTCACCAACCCGTTCCGGTCGATCGCCACCGTCAAGTCGATCGCCACCCAGACGTGGAAGGGCGTCACCAGCGCCGGCGTCACGGCCGAGTGGACCGCAGAAGCGGCGGAGATGACCGACGCCTCACCGACCTTCGTTCAACCGACCATCACCCCCGTGCGCGCTGATGCGTATGTACAGGCTTCCTTTGAGGTTCTTGAGGACACCAACATCGCCACCGAGCTCGGCATGCTCTTCGCCGACGCCCGGGACCGTCTTGAGGGAGCGGCATTTGCTACGGGCACAGGATCGACCCAGCCTTACGGCATAGTCACGGAATTGCAGCTGGTCACGGCCAGCCGCGTTTCGGCGACGACCAACGGCGCCTTCGGTGCGATCGACATCTTTGCTCTCGACAACGCCCTCGGGCCGCGTTGGCGGGCGAACGCGAGCTGGCTGGCGAACAAGGCCTACTGGAACCGCACCCGGCAGTTCGCCTCCGGGTCCGGCCCCCAGTACGCCTTCTGGGTGGACTTCGGTGGTGGCCGGCCGCCGTCTCTGATTGGCTACCCGGTGTACGAGTCGTCGGCCATGCAGTCAACGCTGTCGAGTGCGACGGCGAGCAACGACGACATCATCATCCTCGGCGACTTCAAGCAGTATTACATCGTAGATAGAATTGGCTTGTCCGTAGCCTATAACCCGCTCGTAATTGGCACGAACCGCCGGCCTACGGGGGAAGTAGGTTGGGCGGCGTTCTGGCGGGTCGGTGGTCGCACTGTGAACGCCGACGCATTCAGGATGCTCGAGCTGTAGCCACTGATAGCTGCCCGATGGGGGCCGACGGCATCCTGGCGCCCCGGCCCCCATCGGGTTTCCTCTGCCTATCAAGGACGGCTCTCCTGTGACGTCGAAATCTGATCAGAAGGTCGTGGTCCTCTATCCGCATTACGGTCCGGTCGAACATGGCTTCATGCGTTCCATGCTCGGCCTGTGGCGTTACGACGCCCTGGGCGGCCGCACATCGGACGGCGCGAAAGTCGGTGGCCGCCGGCGGATCCTCGAGGGTGGCGGGTGCATCGACCGCTCGACAGCGATCCTGCTGCGGGCCCGCACCGATCTCGTCCATGACTTCTTGAAGCTGGACGCCGATTGGGCATGGTTGGTCGATGACGACATGACGTTCGCCCCCGACATCGTGGACCGGCTGGTGGAGGCGGCGCATCCGTCGGAACGGCCGATCGTCGGCGGGTTGTGTTTCGCCTACATGCGGGACCAGTCGCGGCGGTTCTGGCCGACGCTGTATGCGTGGATTCCGGGGACGGAGGGGATGCGCCGGCTGACCCAGTATCCGGGTGACCGGCTGATCCAGGTGGCCGGCACCGGGGCCGCGTGCCTGCTCGTCCACCGGACGGTGTTCGAGAAGATCGCCGAGCGGTTCCCGGGGCCCCGGCCGTGGTTCGCGGAGACGGAGACGAGCGACGGCGACATCCTCTCCGAGGATCTGACGTTCTGTCTGCGGGCCCAGGCCTGCGGGTTCCCGGTCCACGTTCACACCGGCATCAAGCTCGGTCACATCAAGAACTTCGAGGCGGATGAGGAAGCGTTTATCGCCGAGTCGGCGGCGTTGGCGGAGGCGTGCGTGCCCGCGCTACCGACCTATGCGGTGGTCGCCACCCGGTTCCGGCCGGAGATGCTCGCGGTGCTGCGGGGCCAGTTGGCGGGACAGGTCACGGATACCTTCGTGTTCGACAATGGGCACGACACGCCTCCACCGGGTTCCATTCCCGCTCACGGCTGGTCGTTACACCGGATGTGGAACGCCGGGTTGGAGATGGCCGAGAAGGCCGCCGGCGGACCCCACAACGTGCTCATCGTCAATGACGACGTGGAGGTCCCGAACGAGTTCTGCGCCCACCTTGAGGGCGGCCTGCGGGCCCATGACGATCATTGGGTCTCGTATCCGAACTGGCGGGAGCTCGACCTCGAGCCGGGCCAGGTGGTCCGGACGTCGTCGGATGGGTTGGCCGGTCAGACGATGAGCGGCTGGGCGTTCATGGTGCGGGGCGAGGCCGGTCTGCGCTTCGATGAGCGGTTCTCCTGGTGGTATGGCGATTCCGATCTGGAGCGTCAGGTGAAGGAGGCGGGGAAGTTCACGGTGTGCGTGGGTGGCTGTGAGGCGCGCCATCTGGATCCGTTGCGGTCGACGCTGGAGGATCCGGAGCGGCTGGCGCAGGCGGAGGCGGACGAGGCGCTGTTCGCCGAGAAGTGGGGGCTCGATCCGGCATCGCTGTGGTTGGCGCAGAGGAAGGCGGCGGTCTGATGCCTGTCACGATCACCCATGGCTATACCGATCTGGCGACGTTCAAGACGTACATGGGGATCTCGGTTTCCACGCTTGACGATCCGTTGAGTATGGCGATCAACGCGGCGTCGCGGGGGATCGACAACTACTGCCAGCGCCGTTTCTGGTTGGATGGCACTGCGGTGGCACGCACCTTCGTTCCGCAGTCGTTGACCGGGATCGAGTTCGACGACGACATCGGTGACTCGGCCAGCGTGATCATCAAGACGGATGCGTCGGGGGACGGGACGTTCGAGACGACCTGGGCGTCGTCCGACTACCAGCTCCTCCCGGTGAACGCGCCCTATGGGTTTCCGGAGGCGGAGCCGTGGACGGCGATCCGGGCGGTGGGGTCGAAGACGTTTCCGTGGCTGGTCAACACCTGGCTGACGAGGCTGGATCGGGTGCAGGTGACGGCGAAGTGGGGTTGGCCGGCGGTGCCGGATGCGGTGACACAGGCGTGTCTGATCAAGGCGGCCCGTCTGTTCCACCGCAAGGACAGCCCGCAGGGGATCGCCGGGTTCGGTGATTTCGGGCCGGTGCGCCTGTCGCGGACGGAGGATTCTGATGTGACGGGGCTGCTCGATCCGTACCGGCGGGTTCCGGTGCTCGTCGCGTGAATCTGTCGACGATCCGCGACGACCTCAAGACCCGGTTGGGGACGATCTCGGGTTTGCAGACCTATGACGTGGTGCCGGCGAAGCCTGAGGTGCCGTGCGCCATCGTGGAGCCGTTCTCGGGGATCCCGCACCAGTCGTTCGAGCGGGGCTCGGGTGATGTGCGGTTCTCGGTGACGATGCTGGTGCAGTGTGCCGACTGGCCGTCGGCGCAGGACGCGCTGGACGGGTTCATCTCCACCGGCGCCGGGTCGGTCATCGACGCCCTGGAAACCGCGGCGGGTGGGTCGGAGGATGTGACGGTCGAGGCGTGGGACGGCTACGGGACGACCGCGCTGGGCGAGAACCTCTATGGGACGGTCGTGTTCCACGTTCTGATCCCGGTGTCGTCATGAGCGTCGCCCTGGTCGTCGTCACCGACGGCAGATGGTCCTATCTGAATCAGATGTTCGGGTCGGCGGGGCAGTGGCTCACCTACCCGTTCTCCCATGTGCGGGTCGTGGACGACTCGGGTGGTCCCGGCCCGGGCAGCTGGCCGGACGGTGTCGAGGTCGTCCGTCATCCCCTGCGGCGTGGTCTCGCCGCCGCGGTCCAGTCGGCCTGGGCCGGGCTGCCCGACGATGTCGAGTTCGTCTTCCACGTCGAGGAAGACTTCGTGTTCACCGAACCGGTCGACATCGACGGGATGGCCATGGTCCTCAAGGAACATGGCCGGCTGGCCCAGCTGGTGCTGAAACGGCAGCCGTGGTCACCGGAGGAACAGGCGGCCGGCGGGATCATCGAGATGCACCCCCATCGCTATCGCCAACAGGGAGGGTGGGTTGAACATCAACGCATCTTCTCCCTCAACCCCTGCCTGATCCCTCGGGAAGTGGTGGATATGGGTTGGCCGGCGGGGAACGAGGCGGAGATGACGACCCGGCTGGTGGCGGCGGGCTGGTCGTTCGGGTTCTGGGGCCGTCGTGACGATCCGCCCCGATGTCTCCATATCGGGGCGCGCCGGTCGGCGGGGTGGATGTTGTGACCGCGATCCTCGGCGCTGGGCCGCACGGCCGGGAACTGGCCGATGTGGCCTGGGCGTTGAGCCGCACCGTGGCGTTCTTCGACGACGACCCCGATGTGGCGTCGAGCGGGCCGATCTGCACCGCCTCGGTCCATGAGGGCGGCTGGGTCGTCGGCGCGGCGTGGCCCGAGGTGCGCCGCAAGATCCTCGGTCAGGCCCCAGCGGCGGGGGCGGCCATTCTGGTTCATCCGTCGGCGACGATCGGTGCGAACACGCATCTGCACGAAGGGGGAGTGGTGGTCGCCGCCGGGGCCCGGATCGGCCCCGGCGTGACGATCGGAGCCCACAGCCACGTCGGTGTGAACGCCACGATCAGCCGGGACTGTCGTATCGGTGTCTGCGTGACGGTCTGTCCCGGCGCCAACATTGCCGGGGGGGTGGTCGTCGGCGACGACGTGTTCGTCGGGATCGGCGCCGTCGTCAAACACGAGCTCGTCATCGGCGACGGTGCTCTGGTCGGAGCGGGGGCGGTTGTTGTCGAGGACGTGGCGCCGGGCATGGTGGTGGCCGGGAACCCGGCGAGGCCACTCCGGTGATCGCCGCCGTCGCCGTCGTCAAGGACGAGGAGGACGTCATCGTCCCCGTCGTCACTCAACTCTTCGCTCAGGGTGTCGACCGGGTATGGATCGCGGACAACATGAGCAGCGACAAGACCCGGCCGCTGCTCGAGGATCTCTCGGTCCGGTTCCCGCTGGTGGTCATCGACGACGACGAACCGGGCCATTACCAGGCGCAGAAGTTGACTTTGCTGGCCCGGATGGCTGCCGCCGCCGGGGCCGACTGGATTTTGCCGTTCGATGCCGACGAATGGTGGTACGGCCTGGGTGGATGGACAATCGGCGAGATTCTGAGCCACGTCCCGGCCGCCGTGTGTGTGAACTATGGCTACGACCATCTGCCCCGGGCCGAC